CGCCCTGTGGTGGGCGGCAACCATGAAATCTATTCTAGATGCTGTCCTGTGAATCGCGCAATATTCATGCAGCAATCCCGACAGCGGCAAGCAATGCGCGCGAGTCCATCTCGTCGATGATCTCGAGAATGGCGATAATCTCCTCCTCCTCGCGGGCGAAGATCTCGACGACCTTCGAGGCGACCTCGACTTCCTCGCGGATGCGCGACTCGCGTTCGATGCGTGCCACCTGCTCGCGCAGCTCATCAAGCGATGCGCGGGCGGCTTCGTACTCCGCCACCAGCTCGCCGAGGCGCTGCGCCGATTCAGACTGCGCCTTCTTCAGCACGCGCTGCGCCGCCTTGACCTGCTCGGCTACTTCCTCGGTGCGCAGCGACTCCTCGAACCTGGCGCGTTCGTTTGCCCAGCCACGGCGCTTGGCCGTCTTGCCTGGTCCGCCGCCTGCAAGCTGCGTGATGTTGGCGATCAGCTCAACGGGCAAGCCCGTGATGTTGTACGCGCCCGGCGTCGTTTGCAGTACGAACTGACCCGCTGTCGCCTTCTCAAGATCGACGGGCGAGCCGGTGATGTCGTAATCGCCGGGCGTCGTGTCGAGAGCGCGCCCCAGCAGGAGCGAGGGCGAGCTGCCCGTGATGTCATAGTCGCCGGGCGTCGTATCCAGCGCGCGGCCGAGCAGCGTCTGGGCGTCAGCTCCGGTTAGGTCGTAAGCACCAGGCGTCGTGCTAACGATGCGAGCAGCCAGCAGCGACGGTGAGCTGCCGGTGATGTTGTAGGTGCCGGGCGTGGTGTCTAGCGTGTAGGCGGTGACGGCAGCCGCATCAAGCGGGAAGCGCGTCCGTTGCGACTGGAAAAGCTGCCAAGGATTCGACGTTAGCGCCAGCGCCTCGACGGGCGAGAGCGTGCGCTCCCAAGCGGCGCCCATCGAAACGTGGCCATCAAACGACTGCGGGAATGCGTTGCCGAAGTACAGACGCACGCCAGGGTTGGTTGGCGCATTCGACGTGCTGTTAATAAGCGCGCCGTTGGCGTACAGCGACAAATCATTGCCAGAGATGGTGACCAGCACGGTCTGCGTTTTGCCAACCGCCGCGCCGCCTGTCCACGTAAAGCGGTACGCGCCGCCCCAGTAGACGCGAAGATCGCCCGTTGTCGTCTGGTTTAACGCAATTCGGGGTCCGCCCGTGTTGAGCGCTGTTTGCGCCCACTGCACAATTCCTCGACCAGTAGATGTAGCAGCCAGCGCAAGCGGATGGTATTGGATCAAAAACGAAATGTTTGCCGCGGCTGATGTAGTCGGCGCCGTGACCGCGCCGTCCGCCGCCTGCTGTCTGACGCGCCACGTCGTTTTAGATTCAACAACCGAGAAGTCAACCGTACCTTGGATCAGCGTCCGGTTGCTGTTCGACAGGTTGATCGGCTCGATACCGCCCGCCGCGTTGACGAGCGCGGTCAACCCCTCAGTCAGATGCGAGCCAGAGAGGCTGCGCGTGCTCGGCTGGCTCTGATTGACCTTCGGCAGAATAATCATGCGATGTCGTACTTGATGCCGACGTACTCAAACGAGTTGGTGTTGATGGCGTTAGTTCGCAGCGCGACGCCCGTATTTTGCGCCACGTACAAACCCCAAAACTTCGGCACAACGCCGCCGAACAAGGCCGCGACGGAGAACGGGAGGACAAAATATTGAACGTCGTTTGCGTTCGTGGCGACGTTAACTGCGGCGCCAAGTCGCAGCGCGTTGAGAATGCCCGCGTTTGTCAACACCTCCCCGCTGTCGGTGCCGTCGAGCTGGTCGATAGGCGTTGTCGCAAGCGACGTTTCCGCGCCGTAAACGTAAATCAGGATGGAAGTATTTGCTGTCGGACCCGTTCCGACTGAGACGCTGCCGCTCACCAGAACATCGACGTATTTGTTCGTTGTATTGTCAACCTGGCTCGACTCTCGACCAGTAGTAAACGGGCCTGAGCTGCCAAGCGCCGAGAGGTCCATCGTGATGGCGGTATTGCTTGAATAATTGACTGTCGACGTTGCCATTTAGCTCGCCCTCGCCTGCATAACGTCTTGATAGCTAACGTCCCGCCCGATGGCGACCACGGAGCGAGAGAGCAGCGCCGCGGCAAGCCCGCTGGTGCCGTACACCGCATCATATTCGGCCTGCGTAATGACGCCCGTCACGACCCAGCCGCTGAACGCCTGCAATATCGCCTGCTCCTCAGTATGGATCAGCGCCTCAGACCCGCTCACGATCAGATCGAGGAACACCTGGCAGCTCGCCTGCACCGCCTCTGGCTGCTGGCTGTCGGTCGCCGCCGCCTGAATGCGCACGCGGGGTCCGCCTGCCGCCCAGAGCATCGCAGAGCCCACGGTGATCGGCTTGTAGCCCGCCTCGCTCGGCGTGTTGAGCGCGACCGCGATGGCATACGCGCCGTCTGATGTCTGCGGCTGAGACGACAGCGCTGGATCTGCGACGATCAGCGCGTTGATGGCTTGAGCTTCTTGTGGTGTCAGCATCGCTTAAACCAGCGTAAACATGGTGCCAGGGCTGGCGTTGTTGAACTTCAGCGTGAAGGTCTCGCCTGCGCCGACCAGCGTGATGCCGGGGCTGCCGTAGTCGAACCAGGCGATCAGCGCATCCGCGGGAGACGTTGAACTGTCGTTGTACAGCACGGCGTAGCGGAACGGGCCGAAGCCTGCGCCTGAGCCCGTCCATACGATCTCGGTGCCGCTCACCGTCGTGGTGCCCGACACTTCGGCGATCGTGATCGTCGTCGTCTCGCCGCCGGTCGTGTAGCCGCCGCCGTTCGCGATCTGCGTGATGTCGGTCAGAATCGTGTTGCCGGCAGAGGGCGCGCTGTTCGTGAGCACGACCTTGAACGTATTAGCGTCAAAGTCGTGAACGCCGCGCACGAGCTGCTCGGAGAAGTCGTTAAATTTGTTCCAGGCGCTTGTTGCCATCAGCCCACCTCAACGCCGACGATTCGGCCTTTCTCGCGCACGATGCGCTTCGGTTTGGATATTGCCGCAATCGCGGCTTCTGCGTTCTTCTTGTTCGACTCGACGAGCGACTTAATCGCCGACTGGATCTCATCGCTCGCGCTGACGAGCTGCTTAGCGGCGTCGCTCAAGAACTCCTCCGCTGCCTTCAGCTCTCGCATCTGATCGCTCATCTCGACCATCTCGCCTGCCGCGCGCTGTGCCGCGTTAAACTTCATGGCGGTGTCGATGCGCAGGTTCTCGAGCTCGAGTAGCCGCTTCTCGCGTTCGATTTCGTCCTCCTCGTCCTCTTCCTTCTCCATCTCCTCGCCCTCCCCTACCGCCAACATGATCGCAGGCGGGCGTTCGGAAGGCATTGCAGGAGCAGGGGAGGGCGCCACACCTTGCAGCTTGGCAAGCTCCGTCGCCGTCTTGGCCTGCGTCAGCTCGGCGTCGGCGATGGTGTTGAGCACGTCCGCCCGCGCCTTCTCTGCCTTGGCAACAGCCTCCTCGGCTGCGGCTTGCAGGTAGATCGCGTTGGGATCGGTCGGCTGCTCCTGACCTGCGAGCGCCGCCATCTCCTCGAGTTCGGTCTCGGTCGGCTTGACGACGCCCATGCTGACCAGGCGCTTGCGGAAGAAGTCGCGCACGTCGGCGATGCCGTCGGCTTCCATGTTCATCATCGAGAGCGCTTGCAATACCTGCTGCGTCTCGGGGTCTGACGTGATCGACATCATGCCGGTGAGGGCGCGCACGGTCGCCGCCTTCTGGCTGGAGCTCGACGGGCCGACATCCGCCACCACGTCGAACTTCGCGCGGGACAAGTCGTTGTCGAGCTCGAGGCGCCCCGTCTCCTCGTCCACCCGCGGGCGCATGAGAACGACCTGTTGCATCTCGTTGGCGGAGTCGACGCCCTTCATGGCGCGGTCCTCCTCGACGTAGACCTCCTGCGCCATCGAGAGCCAGATCTCGCCGCAGCGCTTCATCGCCTTAGCGAAGTTCGAGACGTAAATAAACGTCTGGTTGTCCAGCCGCTGCTGGATCATCTCGATAGCTTTGCCCGAGATGTTCGAGACGATCTTGTCGCCCTCGCCCTGGTTGCCGAGGATGTCCTGCATATCCACTTCGGTGAGCTGCAAGAGCGCGGCCATGGCGGGCGGAATCTGCGGGCTTCGCGTGTAGGCGACGGGACCGGCCGCCTGCTGGCTGCCGTCGGGCGTCGTGATCGGGTTGATGAGCAGATAGGGATAGTTCTTGAGGTTATCCTCCGCCCACTGGATCTGATGCCCTGCAACCTGCTCCGGCACCATGATCGGCTTCTCGACACTCGAGAGCGCCGAGATCTCGCCGAGCTTGGAGAGCTGCATGTTCTTGAGCCGCTGCGCGTCCTTCGCCAAGCGCACGTGACCCATGCAGCGCTCGACGTTATCAACAAACCAGCGCTTGCCGAAGACCGGCACGATGGGAATGCACGTGCCTGCGATGTAGCCGCAGTCCTCGAGCACGCGGCCGCCGCTCAAGATGTACTTGTGAACGCGCCGCTTCTTGATGCGCCGCTGACGTACCTCGGTCGAGCCAATGGCGAGAAGCGTCGCCTCGAGCTCCTCGTCGACGTCGAAGTCCGCCTGCGTGTAGCGCTCCTCGTTGCCGCCGATGTCACGCCACATGCGCAGCAGCTCGGACACCTCCTCGACGACGTAATACTCCGCGACGTACACCACGTCGGGCGTATCCCAGTCGAACTCCGTCTGCTGGATCTCCTTCGGCCAGTCGGACGGACTGTCGCCGTATTGTGCCTTGTACGCCTTGCGCGTCATGGATGACACGACAAAGCAGTGCTTGGCGTCCGCCTTGTCCTGGCGCTTGGAGTCGAGGTCGAAGAAAACGGACGAGTCCGCGTCATAGATCGGCTCGATCATAATGCGCTGGTGTTCGTTCTCGGGGTCGTACTCGTCCTCGTAGCACGTCCGCAGCCGCCAGGCACCGAAGCCGCCGCCGACCGCCTCCTCGAAGGCGTTGTCGTAGGCCTCGTTTGCGACGCTATCCTGCTCGTCTGCCCGGAAGAGCATGTCGCAGGTATCGGCGAGACGGTCGTTAATCGCGCCGTCCTTAGCAACAAAGTCGACGGTGACGCGGCTGTTGCGGTACTCGTTGATGATACGGATGACCGCTAAGTGAACCTTGTTGACCTCAAAGCGCGGCTTGTTCTCGAACTGATACCCGAGCGGGCCTTCCCATTGCGCGCCACTGATGCTGTAGAAGCGCCGATCCTGCAAGCATTGCAGCCGCTCGTCCCGCAGCGCCGACTGGATGTCGTCGAACTGCGACATTGCATCCTGGTGGAGCTTGTCGAGACGCTCGCTCTTTGTCATTCGGACCATGCGATTACCATCGGTTGGCTATCGGAATCGGCGTCACCACGGCGGGCGTGGCTGAGACCTTCGCCCGGCGCACGCCCTCGAGCGCATATCGTAACGCATCAATGCAGTGATTGTCGCGGTCGGCGAGAGCAGGTAAGACCATGCCTGTCAACGGGTCCGTCTTGTAGCTGTAGAGCGACAGCTCGTCGATCAGATGCTGGCAGCGCGGGTGAACGACGATATCAAAGCTCTTCAGCCACTCGATGCCTTCCTCGACCGACTTCGGCCCCTTCACCGCGGGCAGTATCTTCGGGAAGCCGTGCCGCCGCATGTGGCTGATGGTCTCTGGGCGCGCCGAGTCCGCGATGATCGGCCAGCGCTCGGCGTCCGGCACCGTCATAAACAGATCGGGCGTCGACGTGATCTCGCAGCCGACCATATATGCCTCGTAGTCGACGTACAACGTCCTCCCAGCGATGTAGCAGCGGACCAGCACCGTAGGGTCGACTGCGAAGCCCCAGTCCGCCCCAAGCCGGTGTGTGGCGTCCGGCGGGGCCTCGAACTCCTCGATGCGCCAGTTTCGGAAAACGCGCGCCTCGCTGTTGGTCAGATACGACCCCATCCAGACGTGGCTGTACTTCTCGGGGTCGCGGGAGCGGTCGTATTCCATCTCGGCGCGCAAGACGCTCGGGAACCAGGGGTTGCTGTCAAAGTTGACGCGCAGAAACACTGTTTTCGGCGGCGGGTTCTCGCTTAAGAACATCGCATCAACCGGATCGTCCGCCCTGTTCGGGTTCCACGTGAAGTAGATCTGGCTGTTCGGCTTGCGGATCGTCGGAATGAGGATATCCAGGCTCGACTGGCTGACGGTCTGCGCCTCTTCAACCCAGCAGATGTCGATGCCCTCCATCGACTTGATGCTCTCAATGTTCGTCCGCAGACCCGCGAACAGAATCAGCGAGCCATTCTTGCCGCGGATCTCGGTGTCTGTTGAGACGAAGAAGTCGCGCAACCCCGCGCGCTCAATCGTATCGTCGAGCAGGCGCTTCACCGAGTCCTTGATCGACTTCTGTATCTCTCGAGCGCAGAGAATGCGCAGCTTCGTCGACGCCGCGCGCAGGATAAGCACCGACGCGACGGAATAGCTCTTGCCGCTGCCTCGGCCGCCGACGAGGGCGAAGTACCGCGCGTCCTCATCGAAGAGCTGCTCGGACCATTCGGGGAGGTCGATATTAGGCATCTGCCGCCTTGACGAATCGAATGCTGATATCCGCTTTGACCGGGTTCTCTTCGTCGCCGGAATGCGTGATCTTGTCGCCGTACTTCTTCGGCGCCAGCTTGGAGAGCAGCCACTTGCGGCTATCGACCTGCAAACGATGCTTCTGCACCGCCGCCCAGTCCTTCTTGCCGTCCGGCTGCACGCCCACGTCGGCGTCGCTCAGCTCGAGAATCTCCTGCGCCATGCGCTCGATCAGATCCTCTCTCGCGCGCGCGTATTCTACAGCAAGTTGCGGATCCTCATCGACCCAAAACCCGAATGTGCTCTGCGCAACACCCGCCGCTTGACACGCCTTGAAGGCGCTTTTGCCTTCCCGCATCCCCTGAAGCACCGCGTGGATCTTGCGCTGCTTTTCCTCCTCTTGCTCTGGCGTCTTAGTTCTGCGCGCCATCGTCCATCACCTCAACCAGTTTATCAAGATAGTGTCGCGCTTTCTCAACATCCATCCGCCCGCCTTTGCCCGGCACGCCGTCTGTCTTAACGCGGGCCAAGTATGCTATCGCAGAGCCCAGCAAGAAACCCGCGAACGCCTCCCGGCTCATCCATGCCTGCATCGCATCCCACGGCTGAATCGCCATCTTGGCGTAGTGATCCCCGCCGACCTGGCGGGAGCTGGGGTCGTTGCTCATTATATACTCCGCCATCAGAAATTGTTTTCGAGATTAATGCGCACGAACTTATAAAGATCCGGCCGCTTTGATTTCATTATTGTCGCGTCCTTGTTCCGCGACCGCAGCCTTTGCCCGAACCTGTCCCACCACAACCAATAGTTCGCCTTATTCTCAACGGGAGTATTAGCGAATACCTTTACAGACAAATACCGACCGGTCGGATCGGTGTTTCTAGTGTAGACGCTCCACTCCGAGCCGTACATCTCGCGCAGCTCGAACGCCTCCTCAAATCCTTCGGGAACATTCCCAGAAAACATCCTCACTTTCTTCCTTCTCCTCCTGCGTAACTTTGTCGCCGCTGCGGTAACAAGTAACAGTAACACACCCCATTTTCATATATGGGGGTGTGATTACGTGTTACCTGTTACCACCGCCTAGCCCAAACCCATTTACCGTAAATTTATATGCTGTTACCACGTGTTACCGCTCCCCACTTATTCATCAATTGATAGAACCATCTGAGCCGCCGTGCCGGGGTCCACGACGAGCCATCCACCGGGGTGAGACGTGATAATCTCCGCCGCCAGCAGGTTATATATGATTCGTCCGCTAGCGCTCTCCTTGGCGTAGACTTTGGCAGTCGATTCCTTCGTTCCCTCATGGTTGATTAAATACGAAATAATATCTTCCTTTGAAACAAAGGGTTTTCCCTCGATTATCTCTCGATTACCTCGACGCC